ATCGTATTCAAGAAACCAGGGACGATTCAACGGATGGTCGAGACTCCAGGCGACTTCGTGACCGCGAAGTGGTTTGGGTGTTTCATCATTCGTGATTCGTGTATCAACAAGGTCGGGACGTTCGATGAGACAATTTCGCCGGGCTATCTGTACTTTGAGGACATCGACTACGCTCAACGGATGATGCTCTCGAACGTACCCATCACCCAGCTCGATCTCGGCGTGTTCCACCACGGTAGCGCGTCGCTCAAGGTCATTCCTGAACACGAGATGCAGACGCGACACCACGATCGGTTCTTACGGGCGCAAGCGAACTACGTAAAGAAGTGGGGATCAATTCCAAGTTGGATTCCGCAGGACATCTAATGGATCAACGAACTCAAGAACGTGTGCGGCGGTTGAACTACGATCATCATCGTCGGATGGTCGAACTTCATCAGCAGTGGATCGATCGAGGCGAGTTGGCGCACATCGAAAAAGTCGACGATTTGTCGTATCGTACGTTGTTGCAAGCGATTCCGAAAAATCGAATGGCGATCCTGGAGTTAGGTTCATCCGAAGGGAAGCAGTTTCCTTTGCTCGCCGAATGGTTGGCGCCGGGCGGCGTGCTCCATGGAATCGATTTGTACGAACCCAATGTCCGTGCGGCGCAAGCTAGTGGATTGCACATTGAACTTGGGTTTGTTGAAGACATGCGGGTGTATCCGGCGGCGTCGTTTGATCTCGTGTGCTCGCGTCATGTGCTGGAGCATCTGGGTGATATCGACGACGGGATCAGTGAGATCATGCGAGTGACTCGACCGGGTGGGTTCGTCGCCAACGTCACTCCAGATCTGCAAGCCGACAACGAACCTGCGCACTTGAACCGACTCGACCTCCAGAAATGGACCGATGTCTGGTTGAGTGCAGGACTACGATTGAAAAGTGCGAGGCGTCATCCGTTTCATGGGGGCGAAGTTCATGTGGTGGGGTATGTGATATGAGAAAACTACTGTGGGTCGGCGACGCGGGTTGTTCCAGTGGGTTTGCCAAGGGCACACACGGGGTATGCGACTATCTGGACTACCGAGCCAACCCGTCTAATCCCAACCCATGGGATATCACCCTTCTGGGAATCAATTACCGTGGTGACCCGCATTCATATCCGTATCCCATGTATGCGGCCATGCCCGGTGGTGATCCGTTTGGGGTGGGTCGACTCCTCTGGATGTGTGATCTCGTCAAGCCGGATGCGATTGTCGTTCAGCAGGATCCGTGGAATTTTCCCGCTTATTTCCGCCAACTCAAATCCGTGCCCGAGTACGTCGACATTCCTGTTATCGGCTTTGTGGCAGTGGACGGGTTGAATTGTCGTGGTACCGACTTGAACGATCTCACATTGGCGGTGTTCTGGTCCAACTTCGGTGAAGTCAACGCGCGGTTGGGTGGCTACACTGGGCCGTCGGCCGTGGTACCGTTGGGTGTGGACTTGGATGTCTATCAACCAGGGGATCGACTCGAAGCGCGCAAACGAGTCGGGTTGCCGGAGAAGTGTTGGAATGCGTTCATCGTCGGCAACGTCAATCGCAATCAACCACGCAAACGAATGGACTTGACCGTTCGATACTTCGCCCAGTGGTGGCTCGGAGCCGGAAAGCCGAAGGATGCGTTTCTGTATCTGCATCTCGCGCCGACCGGGGAATTCAGTTACGACGTCAAACAGTTGGCCTCATACTACGGCATCTTCTCGCGACTGATTCTAATGGATGCGGAACCGTTTTACGGAGTGAACGAACCCAGCTTGGCGGATACCTATCGGTGTTTCGATGTGCAGGTCACTACCACCCAGGGTGAGGGCGACGGGTTGACCACAAAGGAAGGCATGGCGTGTGGTATTCCGCAGGTCTTGCCGGATTGGTCAGCGTTGGGTGAGTGGGCGCGCGACTATGCGTTCATGATTCATTGTTCGTCCACCGCGGCGACGATCGGACGGGTGAATGCGATAGGTGGGATCGCCGACGAACAGGACTTTGTAGCGGCGTTGGTGGAGCTGTACGAGAATCCGGAAACTCGAGAAGAATTTTCACGACGTGCGTTGTCGTGTGTCCGTCAGCCGAAATATCGATGGCCCGCGGTGGGTCGTGGGTTCTCCGACGCGGTGGAGCAGTTGGGGATTGGTCATGAAAACGAAAGTGTGGGGCGCGAAGTCGATGGCCGCGACACTGCGGTCGATCGCGAAGCAGTTTCCCGATGACGTGGCCAAGGCGATGTATCAGGAAGCGAACATTGAGGTCGTGGAAATGAAACGTCGCTGTCCAGTGGACGTGTCGCCACACGCTCCTCATCCAGGAAATCTGCGCAATTCCATTCATGCGGAGCTGCCAATCCGTGATGGATTGAATATCTCCGTGATCATTGCCACTGGGAAGCAAGCGCCGTACGCAATCTATGTGCACGAAGATCCGGATGCGATTCACACCATTGGCGAATGGAAATTCATCGAGAATCCGTTGAAAGAGTCGGCTCCGTTCATGAGTCAACGTATCGGCGCGCGGGTGCAGTTGGATCGATACAAGCAAGTCAAGGTGGCTGGCGACGAGGAGTGAGCGATGCCATTCTTAGATGAGATCGCGGCGCGGATTCAATCTCAGGGGGCGGGGACTCTGGGTACAGATCTCTTTCTTTCAACGAAGGCACAGATTCCAACTGGGAATGGTCCGTATACCACACTCGTTGAATATGGTGGGACCACATCGCGACGCACGCAGAACAATAAGAGCACGCAACGACCGAGTGCGCAGATTGTTGTACGTGCGTCCACCTATCCCAACGCGCGTACGCGGGCGCAAGCAGTCTACGCGGCGTTGGGTGGTGATAACGGGTTGTTCAATACGGTGTTGAGCAGTACGTTCTATCTTTGGGTCATTCCCAACCAACAACTATACGATCTGGGGCTTGATGAACTTTCACGCGCACGGGTCGCGTTCAACATTGACGCAGAGAAGGATCCATCTTAGAAGGAGAGTGTGACATGGCGAAGTCAGGACACGGTGCACTTATCGCGTGGGAGGCCATGCCGGGGAGCGGCTTCACGACGATCGCGGAACTCGGCGACATCACGACGCCCAGCTTGTCGCGCAACGAGTTCGAGGCGACGACGCAGAACGTGGACATCGACACCCATGTGCTCGGGGTGTTGCGACGGGACGCGTTGTCGTTCAAGATCAACTTCATTGAGTCCGGTGAGCCGACGCATGACCATATCACCGGTATTCAGAAAGGGATCATCGACAATCTGATGCGTGGCTGGAAGTTCTCGTTTCCGAACGGTCTCGCCTGGATCATGTCGGGGCAAGTCCAGAGCTTCAAGGTCACGGATCCAGTCGACGGTCTCCAGAGCGCCGACGTGTCTGTGCGGATGTCCGGCAAGATGTCCATCGGTGGGGTATCGGTGGGCTAGGGGGATATGGCCTGAACACCTAACGAGCGCCCCTACGCTACGGTGTCACGCTGCAGCGTGTTCGTCGGTAACCAATCCGGCGCAGGCCCTCATTTAGGAGTCGACTCATGGGGGACAACGGTGAGAAGATTTTCGAATCGGTAGAAGATATGCTGGCGGCACCCGACGTGGAGTACACCACCATTGACGGGTGGAACGGCAAGATACGTATCGGCTCACTCACCGCGGGCGACATGATTGAGTGGGCCGAGGCGAACGAAGGTGAGGCGAAACGAACTGCAGGACTTCGACTGATTGTCAAGTCGTTGGTCAATTCCGAGGGGAAACGCATCGGGAATGAACGGCACATCCCGCTGCTCCGTGCGAAGTCACACAAGGTCACCGAGTCGATCGTGCGAGCCATTCTCAAGCTCAATGGGTTCCAAATCAAAGAGGACGCGACAAAAAAAGATTGAGGCGGAATACGCATCGATATTTCGCCTATCAGTTAGCCGAGCGTTTGGGACGCGCGAATGTCGATGCGTTGCTTCGTAGTTTGACGGCGAAGCAATTTCGAGAGTGGGAAGAATACGCCCGACTTCGGCCGTGGGAAGATACGGATCGTCGAGCCGACTGGCGTGCGGCGTTGGTCACGAAGCAGATTTTCGATTCGAATCAACGACTGGTGGATGTGGTCCTTGCCGCAGCTGGAGTAGCGAAACACAAACGACCGCGTTTCGTGGAACTTGAACTCAAGGACTTTCTCCTCCAGTGGGAGTCGGACGAAGACGCGAGTAAGCCTCGACGAAAGCAAACGTGGCAAGAGCAGTGGAAGATCGTCGAGCGGATTAATTCGATTTTTGCTTTGCAGGAATCGTGATGGATATCGGAACACTCACCGGCACGATTGAATTCGAAGATCAGGTATCCGAGGTACTGGATTCAATCATTCATCACGTTACCCAATTCGCGACTGAGTTTGCCAAAGGCGTGGGCGACGTCCTGGTCGAGACCGGGATGCTTGGCGAAGCCGCACTGGGACCGATCGGAATTGCCGCGGGAGTGGCGGCTACTGCAATCACCGGGTTGACTGCCGCGATTACGAATCTGGGCGTACGTGGGTCGGATATCAACGACGTTGCCAATACCATGGATCAGTTCACTGGCAGTGTCGAGAAGTCCGAACAGATCATGGAGGCAATGCGGCAGGGAACGAAGAGCACTGTCGACGACATGGTCCTGATGCAAAAAGCCTCGAAGCTGCTATCCACGAACACTCTCCAGAATGCAGACGACTTCAAAATCCTGACCGAAGGCGCGTTTGTCCTCCAGAATCGTGGGTTGGGAACCACGACCCAGATGATGGACATGCTGACCAACGCCATGGTCACTGGTCGAACACGCCAACTCCAGATGCAGACTGGGTTGATCGATCTGCAGGCGGGTCATCAGAAATACGCCGAGAGCATTGGCAAGACGGCTAGTGAACTCACTCAGCTGGAGAAGAAGCACGCGGATCAGGTTACCATTCTCGCCAAAGTGAAATCGATGGTCGCGGAAGCCGGCGATCAGCAGCGAGACTTTGGTGAGCAGATTGAAGCCGCGCAAGCTGCGGTAGCGAACTTCTTTGATGACTTGGCCAAGGGTGTGGCGTCGTCTCCCGTGGTCACCGGAGCGATACAGGCCTTAGGCGATGCATTCAATGCGGTCTTCGGAGGAACGCAGAAGAGCGCTATCGAGACGATCATTTCCCTCTTCGAGAGCTTCACGCGTCTCGTAATGAAGTTCGGTGCCGACTTCATTGCACTCGCAGAGATCCTTGTCAACACCTGGTACGAGGTCAAGACGATCGTCCTGGGAGTGACCACGGCAATCGTGGGTCTCGCGGCGGGTCTGGGAAAGGTGCTCAGTGCCGCGGCCACTGCCGGCGGGAAGTTGCACATCCTCTCAGATGCGGATGTCGCGAAGTTCAAGGATGCGTCGGTGGTGTTGGACGGTATGACGCAATCATTGGTGGATCAAACCAAGGAAGCGTATGCTGCGTCGGCCGGACATAGTGCACTGGGCGAGAAGTTGGAGAAGGCGCGACAGGTGATGGTCGCGGCATCAAACATTACAAGCGAGGCGTCGAAGGCTACCGAGATTCATACGATCAAGACAAAGGCGCAAGCCGACGCCTTGGAAGGAAGTTCAAAGGCGGCGAAGAAACACGCCGAGGCGTTGGCAAAGGTCAACGAGAAGATCGCGGAGTACTATCGCGGTCTCATCCCACTCACCTCTGCGCAGCAGGCCCAAGCGATTCAGTGGTCGGACATGGGTCTGAGCGCGGCCGATATCGCGCTCAAGTTGGGTGTGGCGACCGGGGCGGTCTCGCGCTTCCTCAAAGAGGTGCAGGATACCGAGAAGGCGGTACGGGCGATCGAACCGCCAATGGAAAAGATCAAGATCGTTCTTGGCGAACTGGGTGAGAAGGTTGACATGGTCCATATTGCCAAGGATATGGACGAAACACGAAAGGCGGTGGAGAAGATCGAGCCACCAATGAAGGCGGTCTCGTTCGCGATCGATGACATTGGTACGAAGATCGACAAGGCGCAGATTGCGAAGGAATTCCAAGATACCTCAATTACTGTGGGCGATTTGGCGGTCGCGTTTCAACGCCTGGGACAAGCGGCGGGCGGTGCATTGGGTTCGATCATCAGCGGAGTGGGTCAGATTTTCAATATGCTCCAAGCCGGGCAGGAGCTCGCGGACAAAGCGGCGGGCGGCGCGGGGAAGGGTGGCGCGTTCGGACTCCTCAGTGCATTCATGGCGGGCGATGCGAAATCGAAATTGAATACGGCCATTGCCATGACCGGTCAGTTGATGCAAGGTATCTCTGACTGGCAAAAGGCAATGCAGAGTACCTCGACGCTTGGACGTTTGGGTGGTGGTGCGTTGGCGGGGGCACAAGCGGGAAGTGCGTTTGGATTCCTTGGTACCGCGATCGGTGCGGCAACTGGGTTTATTACTGGGCTCATTGCAGG